TCCATAAGAGCTAGTTCTGACTCCTGATAAGTTTCATGAATTTTCAGCTTCTCTTTGAGAGCTTTTTCCTGTTCACGTTTTTCTTTATCAGTAAGGACTGTTATACCTGAACCATTTTTGTCGTTACCCTTTGGACGGAACTTTTCTGCAATCACATCAAGTCCACGATTAAACTCATCGCTAGATGCTATTTTGAATAAGTTTTTAGAAAATTCCAACTGAGCCTTATCCGCTTTTTCTGCTTCCGATGTGTAATAGCCAAACATTTTAGCAGCACCATTCTTTATCCAAGACATATCTTCAAACTCTGATGTTGCATATTGAGCACGAGTTTTCATCCGTTTTAAAGCTTCTCTCTCTTGGGCCGTTACTTCAATACGTTTATTTTTCATTTGAATAACAGCTTTTGTGTATGCTTGTTCCTCTGTATCACCAGCATCAATAAGCCTCTTATATTCTGCCTGAAAATCTTTTTCTACTTCCAATAACTTTTTGTTCGCATCTTTTTTTGCAAGTGTTCTAAAATTATAATCTATCTTTTCTATTTTTTCTTCAGGAGATTTCAAATCATTGGCGATACCTCTTATTTTATCAGCCATCCAATTAAGAAACTCCTTAGCAGGTCCCGTTGACTCGGAGAAAGAAAGCATAAACGCTTCCCATGCTGAAGATAAGTTAGCAAGAGCTCCATGAACATTATCTCCCATCGTGTGAGCCATATCGCCCAATTCACGTTCTACACCAGTAATCTGTTCTCTAAGTGGTAATATTTTATCAACAGCGGTGAGAAAGGCATTAAAAGCGGCAACACTACGCTTATCAGTTAATTCAAGAGTAGTATTCAAGTCTACCCCTTTTTCTTTTAGCGATTTCAATCCTTCAACTAACTCAGGCAATGTTTTAACGGGCTTACCTAACGCCTTTGCCAGCTTTCCATTACTATCAGCTAAATTTAGAAAAACATTACGGGTAGCAGTAGCAGCCATTGAAGCATCAAAGCCGGCATCCGATAATTTACCCAACAAAGCCAAAGTATCTTCAATACTGAAATTAAAGGCTTTTGCAACCGGTCCAACAATTGGTAATGCAGTAGCGAGATATGAAAACGACAATGCGCTTTTGGTTGTTGCGACAGCCATCGCAGACACATATCTTTCAGTTTCTCTTGTATCAGCATTAAACATACGAAGAGAAGCACCTGCCAATGAAGCCGCATCTGCTAATTCTGCCCCGGTAGCTTGTGCAAATTTTAGAACGTGCTCTGTTGCATCTAATATTTCTTTTCGAGTAAAACCCAGTTTAGCAAGTTCTATTTGCAAATCCGTAGCTTCGGATGCAGTGTATTTCGTTGTAGCACCCAAACGTTGAGCATCCGCAGTTAACTCCTTCACTTTATCAGAAGTGGTTCCTAATATTGCAGCAAGCCTACTATTAGCTAATTCAAATTTAACAATATCACCTACTCCTTCACGCAGTTTTGTAAATAAAGCAACAACTCCACTAACAACAGCTTGTGCACCAATATATCCAGCTGCCCACCCTTTTAAACCAGCACCAACTTTACTTAACCCAGGAGCAAGCTCTGTATTAAGCATCCTACCGGCATTCCGGGCAATAACACCCATATTCTGCATGGATTTATTACCGTTCTGTATCTCAACCCATGCAGCCTTTACTTCTTCCCGGTATGCACCGATAGTCATTTTCTGTTGACTATATCGATCGGAATTTCGCTTTATGTAATCGGTATTGATTCCGATTGTAGAATTAAGACGGGCAAGTGTACGAATATAGTTTTCATCCGTATCTTTCAAAACATCAACAGCCTTTTGCAGCTGCTTATTCATTTCCTTTGCTTGTGAACGGCTATGTACTTCCTGATTAGTCAAGATAATAGCAGTTCTGATAAGTTTTAAACGTTCTTCTTCAGATAGAACAGCTTTCTTACGAGTAGTATTACCGGCATTCTGCGCTTTTGTCAAGTTAGCTTCTGCTTTAGCAGCCTTTTCCAAGGACACAGCATTATCCGAGTTTGCTTTGGTTAGTTTCTTCAGTTCAGCAGCAGATAATTTCTCTACATTTAGCTTTTCCTCTATCTTCTTACTGACAGTTTGAGTTATTTCAGACTGTCTTCTAAGAGCTTCGGTTAATTCAGCAGATGCAGAACCAGCCGTTTTTGCTTGAGTATTATAAAGGTTACTCAACTTTTCAAGATCAGCAACACCTTCTACATTTAGTTTCAAACCTTTTGCTAATTCTTTGGCCGCATTAACATAATCAGCCCTCACACGCTCAATAGTATTATCAAGCTCCACCAATTTCTGCAAATCGTTCTCATCAACGAAATCTTTTAATTTTAAATCTGCCATAATTACAGGTAATGTCTATATTCAACAATCTTTCCTTTTATCTCAACTCCTAGTTTATCAAAAGCATAGGTACCATCTTCTTTCTGATAAACGACATACATGCAACCATCCAAGACAGCTGCTTTCTTTGCAAGATCACTGATACGTTCCAGTTCACTCTGCATCTTTCTTATTTCGCAACTACAAGCCATTTTCTACCGATATCCACATTCTGAAAAGAAACGTTCCATCCAGGGACGGAGATACATAATATTAAAGTACTCTTTAGCTGTATCACCAATGCCTAAAATCTGCTCACCGTATTTCTTCTCAATAGAACTACCGTCCGTAAATCCTTTCGTTGAGAATCGAAGCCCGGAATCAATTCTATCGGCAGTTATGCTATCATAGAAAGTACCAGTAATAAAAAGGTTAGGTACCTCAACCGGACGCGGTGGCAAATAAAGCATCTCACTTCTAAGAGGCGGAGTTATCCTCTCCTTCCATCGTTTATATTGTTCCGCACGGTTCTGCCAGGGACCGGGCTCGTTAAAATAGGTGTCAGTATCATAATCAGGATTCAATAGATGTTCGGTACCGTCCAAGCCGGAATATAATTGTTCCTGAATACAATCAACGAGCACATTCTTATGTTCTTCCATACACCTAATACATTCCTCTTCAAACCCGGATGCAATGGAATGAATAACTCTATGTAATTCATCAAAATCTGCCATACAGTAAAAATATAACGGGCCGGGCTGTAATCACACCCCAGCCCGTCGGTTACTTAGTTATCGCATCGTACACTTCCGAGAGCTTCTTCTTACGGTCAGCTTCCTTCAGTTCCTGCCACACGACTTTAATGTGTGCATTAATAAACTCTTCCTTCGTCATGCCCTTCACAGCAACCTCGACGAACGTAACATTATCTACCTTCATGACACCTGCTCAATACCTCTGATTCCTTTTTCATACAATACAGAAGGAGCTTTCAACGAAGGAACCGCCCCGGCTTTAGGAACAATGGTAATGATACCATCCGAATATGTAGCAGAAGTTACGTTATTCATAACTTCAGCAGCACCATCAGCAATAAGACTGCCAAATTCTTCTGTACGGTCATAACCACCAACAACTTCAACTATTTTGTAAGTATTTTCGGCCTCCAACTTTTGAAACACAACATCAACCAAGCCTTTAACGAAATTCTTGGGATTGAAGTCTAACTGCACGTAGTCAAAGTGCAATTGGCTGTCTTCCACATCTTCATGTGAAAAACTAACAGTCATCGCAGACTTAGCACTACTGGTCGGGTACTGTGTCACGGTCGGGTAAACAGTAGACATCGGAATACCGGCAAGGATATCAGTGTCATCATTATAACCGATCAACATATTATCCTGATTCCAAAAGTAAACGTCCCATCCTTTATTGGCACATTTCAGAAGCTGGGCATTCAAAACCTCATCAAATTTCTTCAAAGTGAAGGTGTCTGTTTGAGCGCTAAGCCCGTTGTATTCACTTGCACCGTACCCTACAGGATTAACTTGAGGCTCTCCACCATTCTTGGCATACTCCAGGAATGGCAAAATAGGGTAAATACGCCCGGGACGGTCTGCATGGCACAATTCGAGCAACTTCTCACCTGTTATATCAGCAGGGAGTTTGACACCATGTTCTGTCAAGATAGCACCTTTGACCTTTTTCCAGTCAATGCTACAAGCAGAACTACCAGTGTTCATCCGGGAACCCTTACACGTTCTAATCTTTCTCATTTTCTTCTACAATTAAGATTATTAATTTTTATTTCCATCGAGCGTATATTTATGGCATCAATCGGCTCGCTCACAGCCTCACCGGAATCTGTATAGGCTCCGTATCTGCCATATGAATAGTTTTCTGAATAACTATGTTTCACTTTTTCGTCATAGTCGCAGTCGAACCGAGAATCTTCATATAATACTTCCAATAAACGTTTATAGATTGGCCGAAGGATATTTTTAAAAGATGTGGTTCTGCGCATCTCATTGCTCCACTCTTTACAAGAAGAACATGCTATAATTAACGAAACCTTTGCTTTTGAAAAATAATCCGCATCACCTCTATCCTCACTAATTGGAGTGAATAGTGCAACCAATGGAAACTTCCTTTCAGACTGGGCAGAAGACTTACTGTATTCATCTAAAATATCTTTGATATATTGACTGCTACCGAAGATGTAATTCAACCTTGGGGACTTCATAACTTTAGTTCCCCCTTTCCCATTTGGATAGAGAATTTCAAGCCCTTCTGGAAGTTCCTTTACAATCTCCTCAAACAGTTCTGTTATATCTAAATCTATCATAAATTGAAAGCATTAATTGGGGTCAAAAGATTCTTGGTTATTTTCACATCGAAAGGACAATCATTTGACATAGCCCATTCAACAAACTGTTTATTCTTCTCTACCATGCTATTCCATGTGCTTACTTGTCTCTTCAAAGGAGCTACATATTCATTAGCGCATTTCAAACGGACAAGCCCGGTTATTGTAGCTTGGGTGTTTGCATCACGAAGAATATGATATAATACATAGTCAGCGAACGGTTCACACAGCTTCTCGCACAATACTGCATATCCGGACTGGGATTCTTCCTTCTCTTCTGAAATATCAACTTCATCTGAAGAATCTTCCTTTTCCCGTTCAATAAGCTCCAAGTAATCTGTGATAGCTTGGGAAAGAGTCAAACCAACAACATTCCGGAGAAATTCGGGCTGAAATGCCTTAATATACCCATTTATCACCTCATTCACAGCAAGAGATTGGGGCGAAGGCATTTCAGCGACCGAAACATTCTCAATATGCCTGGGACCTGACATAAAATATGAAACATCAATCAACATAGCGATAGTTATTTAGAAGTCTTGCCTTTCCCGGTTTTCTTTTCATCTTCCACGGAAACGGCTTTATCATCTGTAACAGTTACCTCCTTGGCATCTTCCTCTTGCAAATCTTTTGAATCGGCAACCGGAAGATTCTTTTCATCAGAAGGCACCTGTACTTCAAGTTCTGCAATGCGAGCTTTCATTGTTTCACGCTCTTCTGTCAGTTCAACAATTGTCTTATCTTTCTCTGCAATGGATGCAGTAAGCCTGCCAATCTCTTCATTTTTCTCTGCAAGCATACATTCCAATGTCTTTCGGGCATCTTCTTCTGTAACAAGACCACATTCGGAAATAGGGATGAGTTGAATCATCCCTCTATTAATCCGAATGCGTTGCTCTTTAAGCACATTGGTTACATCCTTATCGTTACCTCTAAGTATGTAATCCATAATCCTACGCTTTAGTTATTGCAGTCTTCAATGCGGCCAAATCCCCATAAGCGAAAGCCCACGGCATATAAATCGGGAAGATAACTTCTTCTTGTGCCATCAGCACAACCTCATTGCAAAGCTTGGTCTCCACATCTTCAGCCCATTCAAGTGTCAAAGTGGTATAATCAACCAAATTTGCGGCTTGGTTAAAGTCACCTAAAAGATACTTACCTGGAAGAATGCCACCATACTCGATAATCGGACGACCGGCAATATATTTCACCCCATCAACCATTTTAACGATACCAAGATTACGTCCTGTCGTATCTTTCTCTGATTCCATACCGTTAACAGTCATTGGATTAAGAATAATGGCATTCGGAAAATACTGGGCATATGTCATTGCGGCGAAAGCTGTTTTCACTACATCTTCAGAGTTGGGTTCCTCAATGTTCTTAAAGCCGGCTTCATGAACACTGAATGTCATTTTATCCGTAGCCGTTTCAGCACCGGAGAACGCGACACCAGGAATAAGGATACGACCATCTTCCATTTTCACAAGAGCGTGTGTTTTGTTCAGTTCAGTGAGAACAGCAGCACCAGCGAACGTGATACTCATTCCATCAAGAATCAAATCCTGTGGTTCTGCAAACTCTACAATCACATCCTTATCACCGTTATATCCGGTAATAGCTTTTACAGCACCGGCGGCACCTGTAACAATGGCTGTACTGATAATCTTCTCTACAGAAGTCACCCCAGTATTATTAATAATACCAAGCAAATTCTCACCATTACCGTCACCAAACAAGATGTTCCAGTCTTCTGCCATCCAAACAGCTTCAGGAAGCATGTTCAAGATGTAGGAACGAATGTACACTCTTGATTTCAACATACGTTTTGAAATACGGATATGAGTACCAAGGCGCTTAGTTCCTGTCTGTATCTCTTTTACCTTGATACTTGATTCCGGTAAACGACCGTTCTCAGTTACAAAACGGGCATTACGGTTGAAAGCATATACTTGCGCATAGGCGAGTTGAGGATATGCAGGATCAGCTGTCAGCGTCGTTAATACATCACGCATATGCAACTTTTTGTTGGCAACCTGAGTCACAACACGTTTCTGTTGTTGAGTAATCAACAAATCACCGGTGTAGTTGTCAGTCATGGAAACGACATCTTTCAAGGAGAAGCCGTCAAATTCTCCTGATTTGCGTGTTTTTCCTTCTGCGAAATCTCTGAATTTTTCAGAATCAAGCATCTCGTTCAACTTCTCATCGAACTTGTTGATAGTATCCATAGAAAGACCTTTCTGCTTCATTTTCTCGATACTTTCACCAAGAGTTTTAACTTGTTCTACAAGTTGCTCGTTGTCCTTTACCAATTGCTGGAACTTTTCTCCATCATAGGCTTTCAATAGATTATTGATGTCACCAAACTGTTTCGTTACCTCCTCCGGTGAAGCAAATCCTTCAAGTGACTTGTTAACTACTTCACACATCATGCCGGCGATATTTTCCATAAATGTTTTCTGTTCTGCCGGCAGACCGTCCGTTTTCAGATTAAAATCTGATACTGTAAATTTTCTAATTGGCATAAAATTTAAATTTTAAGTTATTTATTCTCGAAACAGCTATTCAAACTCTTGAAATCGAGTAAAGTGCCATTATCAGCGGCTTTAATCGTTACTTCATCGTTCCCATTTTCCCCGTCATTCTTTTCTTGAGTGTCAACAGACGGCTCATTTTTTCCGGTGGTATCTTCAGAAGTGTTTTGCAGAATAGCATTCGAACGATATACTTTTCCCCAACAGTGGGGACATCTTACATAATTCATAAGGTCTTGTAGACCCTTTTGAGTAAATTCTTTCTTTTCTGATTTGACAGAATCAATAAGAGAAATTACTTGGGTTCTAATCTCCGGAGTGAGCTTCTCCATTTCTTCCCTTACAATGTCCTGTGTTATCCATCTCTGATAATCAGCAGCATAATCTAATACCTGTTGGGCAAAGGTATGCTCTGTTTCTGCATCATAATCAAATTGATAACCACAATGAGGACATGAGACAACGGCACCACCGTTGAGGCTCTTCAGTAATAAACTTAATTCCATATCGTATCCTTTTAAACGTTCATCACTATATCCATGCTGCAAGAACGCTTTCCGGACGAAATCAACAGCTTCCTTTACCTGGTCAGCAGTAGCAGACTTGATATTCACAAGGAACGTCTGTGGATTACTCCCCCAACTTGTCAATGTTGAATATTCCATCATACGCCATTCAAGCACCTTACAAGGATCGATAGAATCCCTTTTGATGGCTTTTACTCCGATAGAGTGTTCAAGTGTTCTGCCATTCTCTGCAAACAGTTTATAATCAGCTAACGTATCACGGCCAATCTGTTTTTCAAGATTTAACTGACCGACCATGACCAAATTACCTTCTGTTTCCTTACCATTCAACGGAACACCTAACAACAGGTCTGTACGATGATTCAGGAACCAACGCATCCGACCAATATTTTCTTTCAATGTCTTATTGAATGAGCCGGGCATAGATATGTCATTTTGTGAGTCCTTCACACCGATACCGTTCACCGCAACGGTAACGATACCCTTCTCATCAACATCATTTGCCTTTGTCTTGTACTGAAGGCTTTTGATTTTCTCTTCCATCTTTTTCATCTCCACTTTTAGTGTTAAAAACTCGATTTACTTTATCCAGTTCCTCATCTGACATATCAAATTTCAATTTGTCAAACAAGGGATTTTCTATCATACTTTCGCCTATTTGGGCACGCCAGTCATTGAGTGTTATAAGCCCACATGAGAATTGTTCACGACAACGTTTATTTATATTTGTCTTTACGTCCTCGGATTCTTTCAATCCTTCCTGCAAACAATCAACATCAGAGAAATCACAATCCAAATAATATCCCCCTCCTTCAAGACCAAGGAAAGCTGTAAAATCCTTGCAGAATTGTTTGGCCATAGGAATAACAGTTGAACAATATACGCTCTTTTCAGCAGTAGCCTGATTGCTAAATGTGGACTGGTCTTTTCGCGGAACAAGAACGGCTGGGATGCCGTATGCCCCTGCAATATTTATTGCATCAGCCAAAGTCTCTTCAAACGGCTGTAACTCTGCAATAGAAAGATTAGTACGAACAAAGTCAATGTCTGCATCTGAAATACCATAAGGTACCTGGCCCTTCCTTACACCATACTTCTCAAAATTTTGCTTCAAAAGCTGTTCCTTTTCATCGTCAGTCAACGCTATTGAACCGGTAGCATCAGTTTTCTTACTTACAATAAAGCCCAATCCACCCCGCTTTACATAAATCACATTTCTAGCTTCATATACAGCTATTAGATTTGACATTGGCTTATTTTGGGAAGCAAGACGACTTTTGGACTTCAAGAACATAGCCCCTGAATAGAACTCTGCACTTCCGTCTCTATCATGCCATATTTGGTATGGAGGAATTTCCAAACTACCATTCCAACCATACTCCAAACGATAGCTACGAATAATATCTTCTGTTTGGGCAATGCCAAACAATGGCATATTCCCGTAAACAGGTTCTACAATAGTCTTATCAGAAGGTAGCACCCAATAATTATCGCAATATCTCCATTTTTCAGCTGTAGAAAAGACATCAGGCATAGCGGCACGAATAAAGCTATTCCCTGTACACAATTTATAAATATGGTGCTGATAAATCAATTCTTTCCAACGCATCAAACAATTAGGACGACTAAGTATGCCATTCATTCGTTTATTCGCCCATACTATACTGTCATCCTTAGTTTTCTTCAATTGAAAATTAGCACCTGCAATTCGCGATGCAATATAATCGATCGGGAAAAAGACTTCAGGTATCGTACTGAATAGCGTTAGATAGTTACTGCCCGCTACAATAGGACTAGTAAGGTCCTCAATGTATGCAACTGACCATTTTTCAGCCTTGCCACTTTGAGTATCTATATCCTTATTTTCAGATGAAGTAACTATTTCAACTTCACCTTTAGTCTTAGATTTCTTTCCAAATAGATTATCAAAAAAAATATTCATTGGGTTCCTTTTTGAGCAAAACTAAGTAAAAAGGAAAACCGTTTTCCAAAACACTAAAATCTTGAAATTACGAAAACATAACTCCAACGATATAACACACTTATTTTCAATCACATATAACACAATTCAATTCAAACCTAATTTTACAACGAACTGTACTAGCCCACTCAAAACAGCACTAGCCTCTTTTGTTTCACTATCTTTATTATAGTCCATCAGGTTATTCATGAAGGCAACATATTCCGTATCAGATTCTACTTTTGATGCAGAAAAAAGAATACTATTTTTCACATAATCAGATGTTGCAGCAATACGCTTGTCTACATCCGGAAACTCTTTCATTACACGAATCTCCTTGTTTGTACTAGAACGGAGTTCCCGGATAAAAGGGAAATAAGCATCCGTACATTCAATTACACATGAATCAGATTCATGGGACAAAATAGAAGAACGTATATCTTCTGTTGAAGTAGTTTCCATAAATACGACATCAACAACATGCCATTTATTTCCACATCTAAACGCTTGTATAAGGACAAATTTCCCATTAACATTCGGCATCACATATAGAATCTTCTTAGTGTATTTACATTCGGTATCTGGATTGAAGAAATTAATAGTGCCATTACAAGCATACAAGTTTCTTTTTCGCCGGTTACTAAACTCTATATACTGCTCACTACACAAATCCACAACGACATATCGGAACGTATCAGACAGGTGCCCGTGCTCCTCATAAGTCTGCAAGGTAGTTTTATTCTTGACCTTAGTTTTAAGAATGGCACCGTTAGCATCTTTCTGTACGCTCATGTAGTCCTCAATAGATACCGAACATGATTCGTCAATGTATATCTCTATACCGGGAACAGTACAATCAAAGATAGCATTGATAAACTCACCAGTCATTGCGACACTCGGATTCTTGTTGCCTACCTTATCTTCAATCTCGAACCCTTCTTTCTGCAATGTGTCTATGAATAAGTCCATCCAGGAACGCTTCTCATCGTCAATGCTGTTTGCCGCTTTCGTTGATGCATCACCATGTACATATAACCTATCAGAATATTGGATAGATTTCAGATACTTTGCAACAAGTTTGGAGGCTTTCTTTACTGTATTGTTTGGGCTTTCAGCGCACGTTTCATGGAATTGCCAAACCTTGGTACCAGTTGTGAAATCGACCTGCCAATATGATACACTGATATACGGAAGCACGTTGTTATCGACAGAGATATGAATAGGTAAGTCCGGAACATACTTATGTTCACCGGAATGTTTGCCACGATTGAAGGAACCGAAGAACTCACTACCGGTACGAATGACACCCCATTCTCCCAATGCGTACACATTGTAATAGTCCGGATCGTGAACTCTATCATACTCAAAGTCGGCAACACATTGCTCATCATAGAAACCATACGCACCGTCAGGACTACCGACCACCCAAAAATTATTCAAATAGGTAGATTGGATAATAACTGTATTAGGTGCCTGTTCCTCGATTTGCTTAGTACGAAGATTAAGTATTTGCCTGGGTGCATTCTTCTTTACGGATTTGACCTTGGTAAGTTCTTTCGGCAACTCTTTGCCGGCAATGGTAACCGTCATCGGTACATCATGCCATTTATCTTTATCAATAAACTCTTTCTTTATCCAATGGCTTTCACTAATCGGGTTGAAGGTACAAATAATCTGCTGCCCTTTCTTACCACGCAAACGCTTACGTAGCTGCTTGAAATCCGGATGCTCGAACTCTGACCATTCCTCTAACTGAACTCGCTTATAGTTAGAGATACCTTTTATCTTCTCCGGATCGTCAAGACCGGAGAAATCTATCTTCGCACCATTTACCAGACATTTAATAGTATTCTGTTGAAATTTGAACAAATGGGAGATGCCAAGACCGATCGCAGCGACCTTATAATCTTCATAAATGGTTTTGAGAATAGAAGCTCCTACCTTACGCATGACAAGAGTGTTCTCACCATCCTGTAATGTCTGTATCAGTATTGTTTGTGCCACACTATACGACTTACCGGAAGATGAACCTCCATAGAGAATGATAAAACGGATAGTCTCATCATTCAAGTACTTCAATAGATAGAATCCGTTAGGATTTAGCTTCTTATAATTTATAACCATATTGTTCTAAAAGTAAGGTTTCTCCGTAGGATGAATACCGGATTTTGCAGTTCAAATTGTTCTATTCTTCCGAATTCTCATTATCTTCAAATCCGATACGAAGTTCACCGACTTTATTTCCGTCTCCACCTTTGATGTTGACATTCTTATCGGCTTCCCATCCATTCCAGGCACCAAGAATCCGGGCGGCTTCTGTCTTGCCGTTGAACTCATAATTAACCACTCCTCTATTATTCTGAATCTTCTTCAACGCATTACGGGCACGCTTTGGAAGTTGGGACGGACTTCTCATCTTTGTTTTCCCGGTAACAGGGTCTACATAATGTAAATCATCGGGATCAGCGAGTACAATATCCATTAATACCTTTTCGACCGTTTTCCTCTCTACTTCAGTCTCTTTCGCCCTCTGTTGCTTAATCTCACTTATCCTTGCACTAACCTTGCTATTGGCTAACAATCTGCTAGCAGCACTCCAAATCGTTTCAGGTTTCATCTTTGACGCATCATAAGACATCCTATATGCTTCACTAGCATTACCTTCTGTATCAACGTAGTATTTACAGAATTTCTCTTGCTTGAATGTTAATGGTTTCTCTTGCTTTCCCATATCAATTGTTATTTATTCCTACGAGAAAAAGAAGCTGCTCTCTATCCTTTAAAAGCTCATAGGTGGCAAGCAGTGTGCTGCCAGTTGTTAATATGTCATCATACACTATTATTTTCTTTTCCTTTATCGGACGAAGAAGAAAGAATTCCGGATTCAATCTATCTTTAGTTAGGCACTGGATTGCATTCTCATAGAATGGTATTTTCACCGCCCCAGCTATTTTTGTGCAGATAGAGGTTGAAAAATGAAAGCCCTCGTTGTGTCTCCGTCGCGGTGTGGTGACTATACACCATCCTTCATATCCCCCTACTATGAAGCGGTGGAGAAACTCACACGCTCTCTCTGCAAAGAATGATGCAAGTTCCTCCGACTGTTTAATTTCTGAAAAGCTGGTACCAGTCTTGGAACGAGTGAACTGGGAGATGTAATAGATATCACCCTTTTTATGAAGTGACACCTTTTCTCTCAAATCACATAACCGTTCCTGATGAGACCAGCTCTTACATTTCACCGCTTCCGGCTTATCCCAGTCATCAATACGACATATCTTTCCCTTTCTTTTCATCAAAAATCTTCTTTACTCCATCCTCGACAGATGTATAAGACAAAGGTACTAAATAGATATCCCGGTTCACCGACTGCTCTAAATTGTCAAAATCCCGTTTTTCATTAATTAGCTCAATTTCAAGCGGTTTGTAGTATTTTACTAAAGAAGCAAAATACATAGTAGTCACAGGTTGGACGTTACAAATATTGATAAGCTGCCGGTTACAGCCCACCGCATAAATAAGCCCTTCGACGACATCATCTATGTAAGTGAAGCACCGGATATTCTGACCACAATTGTATAAAGACACGTTTTCCTTTTCTATCAGGAACCAGAGAAGAGTTCTTTTTCGCGGATTAGGTCCATATACATTATGCAGCCGGCACCCGGTCGCAGCCTTACAATAGATAGATGCATACTGTTCATCGAAATACTTGCTTATTCCATACATGGAAGTGGTATTCTCCGGATTCGCCGTTGACGAACTAGCGTATACTAACTTCACATGATACTGGTTACATGCATCAGCTACTCGCATGAAAGTATCAATGTTATCCTTCCTGATCTGTTCCAGGTTTCCATTAAACACACTAGTTTGCGCCGCCAAATGGAACACACAATCAATACCCCCATTTTTCAGGAGCTCACATACTTTTGTGGCTTCAGTACCAGACTTTCGATCAAGTCCTATGACTTCAACACCTCTTTTTGTCAATTCGCGGCAAAGGGCTTTTCCTATAAACCCCTCACTGCCGGTTACAATCATTCTTCTCATCATCACAAAAAAATAAAGGATATATCAAACTCTCGTATATCCAAATTCAACATATTGTTAGTAAAAAACTCAAAAAAACATTAACTTCAAAATAGAATACACTACATTTGTAGCTGTATAAAATATAAAATCAAATAAAATGAAAAGACCGCAAATAGATATAATCAAATACGCATTAATTGCAACAGCCATATTTACTCTAATATTAATATTAGTATATGTATATAGATTTCATCACGGACTGTCCTATAATCATAATGATTTTGCTGATTTCGGCAGTTATTTAGGTTCAATTACAGGATTACTTGCTTTCATTGGAGTACTTTATACAATAAAAGACTCACAAATAAATAGACAAATTGATAATGAAAGGTCAACATTTTATAATTTGTTGGGATTATATCAGCATCAAGTCGACACCAACAAATATACTGAACACCAAATTGAGAAAACAGGAATTGAAGCATTCAAAGCATACGCACATGAAGCGCGTTCATTATTCTATGCTTATGTAATATATCATTTTATAAAAGATGGAGAAAAATTTCCATCAGAATTAACACAAGTCAGTAAGTTAGACGAGCAAGCATTTCTGGAGATTTATACTAAGTTTGGAGTTCATTCAACTACAGAATTAAATGTATTATTAAAAAGTAGGGATCCCAAATATTATTACGATACTATATACGAAATAAAAGGCATAATAATGTCAAGCAAAATTCATGAAATGTATCGTATAATTGTTGCATCAATCTGTAATAGGATTTGTATAGAAAAAAGATACCAACAGCTCTATAAGTTCATAAGAAATGTCGGAGATTATTTATATGGGCAATATGGACAATATTTAGGGCAATACCATAGAAACATATATTATCTGTTGGATTCAATCCAAAATTTTAAATACCCCAATGACTATTCTAAAATATTTAGAGCACAATTATCCTCAGATGAGTTAACAGTCATACTATTCAATTCAATGAGCTCGCAATCAACTCTCAAAACAATTTCTTTATTAAAGAAATTTGATATATTCAATAACATTATTGCCCTCGAACTTCCTATATCTGGATATGATACAGAAAAAGAAATCGTAATTCAGACTATTAACTCTCTTTTTCATGAATTTATAGCTGATTCTACAAACAAATGATTATATACCCAATTATTATATTTATTGTAACTGTACAAGAATATAGGGAAAAGAGTGGTTGTATTATTCAACAGTTTCCTCTATACTTCCGCATTCAGAACGTTCAATTTCTACTTATTTGATACCAAGATAATCCCAAAAAGAAAGTCTACCTTTTACATTCTCAATAGGACTTTCAAAAAGTATTGGATTAGCTAATACCCAGTTATAAACTTCTTTTTCAGCCCAGATGGAAGAATGATTCTGTACACAATCCACTATCTCAATGCTACCGATAATGGAGCCTGTACAAAAACTAAAATCTTTCCACTCTTTGTTTTCCGGTAATGCCAATAACTGCTCATTGGTAAGTATTGAATCATAGAAATTATCGTAATTCAAAGGTTTACCGCTTGCATGAATCAGTACCCTCTGCCCTAAATATTTCTTAGGACACGGCCAAGTACGGTTCTCAATGTCTTTAATACCGTGGACTATCAAAGAGGCCCACGGTTGTTTTATTGTTATTGCTTTCATTTCTATTCTTTATTCCTCCAATAGTTTTAGCAGTGATTTTTTATACTCGTCTATTTCCTTAATAGCATCTTCTTGACCTGATTTTGCATCATTTATCATTAAATCTGCTACTCCCTCCATTATTTCATCCTTATGCCTATTCAGATATTTGATAAAGTATTCCTGCATCAAATCAGTATCCATATTTGCTATATCCGAATATGTGTCTCCACTTCCATAACTGTCAGAAAAAGAAGAATAACAAAGATTACTTATATTCATACTCTGAATACTCTCCCTTCTGCCAAATCCATCTGTATGCTTATCTATTCCACTATTGCTATGGCTTTGAAACTCTTCTCTGATTTTAGGGAGAGTTTCTTTAATAAACTTTTTCAGTTTTCTGCCAGTAGTGATTAACTTACTTAATTCTTTTGCTGTCATCATCAGTCTCCTTTCTTTTTAATCCGTTCTAGTACATCTCTGTTGGCTTCCAGTATTTCATCGAAAGAGGGAATTGGCATCCAGTGGGTGACTCCCAAAAGCCCAACAAGATGTTCTACTTCTGTATTGATTACAACTAAGAATCTTCTATCGGAAGTAACTACGACAACCTCATATAAAGATTGTCCATCGTTGGTTTCAGGTAATTGCTCTTTTACACTTATCCAAGGAGATTGCTTTTTCTGCCACTCAACGCCAGACGCAAATACTTTACGCATATATGTTTCAATCACATGCGGCTGATTGATGCGATTTGCTAATTGAGCTACCAATGATTTAAAATTCATATCTATCTTGTTTTACGTTAATTCTTCATCTATCTGTTGGATAATTTGCCTTAATGTTGTACAATGATAGTCGGCACACCCTGTTTCTTCATTAACAGCTTCCCACCATACGCACTTATCGGGATGGTGATAGCCATAAAAGCGTATGTCATACCCTTTGTACTTATAGTGCCCGGTACTTACTTTTACAGGTTTATCTTTTTTACTCATATCTATCTTGTTACGAATTAAGTTTCTCAATAAATCCATCCAGCAATTCACAATGTCCTCCAACCCAGCGAACGCACAATTTACACTCGCATGGCTCTGTATCTTTCGGACGCTGGCAATTCTCTTTGAAAGCCTCGATAGCTTTCTGTTTCATGTCTTTTCTACCTTCTTCACGAGCACCTGACTCTGACAAGCAAATGAGTTCGTCAAGGGTTGAATAATCCCAATTATCACCATCCAGTATTCTATTATACAACTGGTCAAATCTTTCTTCGTCCATATTTATTCCTTTATATCTTGATTTGAGCCTAATTAGGCTACATCGTTAATACTAATTTCTCCTTTCAAAACTCGTTCTACCTGCCTGTCGATTATCTCTTGAAACTCTATCTGACAGATAAGCGAGCAATCCGGTATAATCTCTTCTACTGGGTCACCTCGCCATGTTAGGAGTTCGTCAAGGAAGATTCGTCCGTCTTTATCTTTTAGACAAGTTGCACCTACATCACGTTCAATCTGCGCCACCTCGTTAAATACATCCGGGAAGTCCTTTCGTATCTTATTCCAGTAGCCCATTCCGCCTTTCACGCAACCGATACAATTGTTGTTATTATAGCCCATCTTGTACATAGCGGGGATTTCAATACCGGCTTTCCAAAGCATTCCCATTGCATCCTGCTTCGTAATCTGCTTTTCAATAAGCGGGAATAGTGGCTTTGTGTCCGGGTACTGCTGTTTTAATCGGATAGCCCGGTTAATCTCTTTCGGGTCATAATCGAAACCCCAAACTTGACCGTCCCAGTGCTGCAATTCTTTTTCCAACTTGTAGCGGACTTTCTTTTTCAGTTCAAGAGTACAGGCGGCACCATGCGCGCCGTTGATATACCCCTTTCGCAACACATCAGACACACAGGTGTACTTGTCGCTTCGGATAATGTGGATAGATTGATTGTACCACTTTTCACAATCTGCCAAGAATCTAGTGTTATCGGGATGACCGGAACCAGTTTCAATATAGTAGATATGCACATCATCGTATAGGCTTAATGCTATCTTACAAGCAACTGCGGATGTAGCACCGCAACTGAACCATGCTATTATCATTTGATTCCTTTCTAATTTTATTTTAATTATTTTTTTGCAATATCATTCCAAAAAGCAACGCCTTCAGGAGTATTATTAAAAGGGAATGAAATAGTTAGAAACCAATGAAAACAGCAATCAACATCTAACAAATTGTTCATCCGCTCTTCATTTGTCATTGAGAAGTCAGGACACTCAATATTAAATGTCTCATTTGCTCTTTCTGTATTATATTTCCATTGATTGAAAATACCTAGTCTTTCTAATTTTGCTATTTTTTCATTCCTCTTCATATTGATTGACTTTTAGTTCTTTACATCTATAAAGGTAATCATTATTGACAAGTTTTACAAACAGAACATTCGCCAATTTAACGCCATTTTATGCTGCAACTGACCCTAGTTCACGTAACTTTTTACTAATACATTCACAGAGAACACGTGCCATGTTAACTTCGACTGCATTCCCTATGAATTTCTTTTGGTCAGCCTGTGTACCAATTAACACATAGTTTTCTGGAAATCCCATGATACGCTTTAGTTCAGGTATGCGTAGCATTCGCATTTTAATATCAATTATCCCGTATAAGCCCATGAACTCTTTTATTTTTTTTGTCATAGGGCTGTCGGTATCATAAATCTCGATTACTACATGTCCAGTTTCAGTTGCGATCAAATAAGGCGGCATTTTATCCATACGTGCTATGAGAGTGAAGCATGGATTATCAACGGAACCACCTGCACTATTAAATTGAGGGTTCATTAGGTAGTGCCACTTTCTATTTGCAGTGACTGTTTGTGCGGGCTCTTCTATGCTACTACCAACGTTGGAGAAGTTTGTATTCATAATCCACGGCTTGCAGCTAACAAGATTGTACTTAGGATTGGCGGTAATACATCCAAGCGGCTTTTCTGTAGATGAAGGTTTGCTGTTTCCATATTGCTGGTCTATGAAATATGGAGAAACGAGAGATAACCGATCCTTCGTTGTTACGGTTGCAGACGGTTCATTTATTGAGCGGTTAAATCCGTTACCGTAATGGGCTGATACAAACGCATGATGGTCTTTGCATGTAATTGTTCCGGCTGGTTCATTAATAGAAACATTCTTGCTTTCGGGGTGTCCACTGAACTGTTTTGAAAGAAAGCATACCTGCGCAACTCCCAGTCTGTTTTGCGTAGCTACTACCGGGCATGGTTCGTCAATCCCAGGGGCATTATATTTTCCAGTCCGGCTCATGGAATTATATTTGATAAGAAAAGCATCTTTGCCCCCGGCTACAAATTTTATCAGGCCGGCATAGATACGTTCCATTGTCTTTTCAGCAAGTGGCTTCTCACGAAAAATACTTGTTCCTTCATCGGAAAAATCCAGTATCTCTTTAACCGGGCGCCACTTTTCCAAACGACCAAACATATCTTGTTTACCGTTTTTACAGTGAGTGGGTTGTGGAAATACTATCGGTAATCCATTTTTGGCAAATATACCAAAGAAGCGTTTTCGAGTAGTATATGCACCATAGTCGGCAGCATTGAGAATACGGAAATCAAAGTTGTAGCCATACTTTCTTACGTTGCGTACCCATCTTTGATATAGTCTACCTTTATCCATGCTGATAGGCTTTCCGTTTTCGTCCATATCACCCCAACTCATAAATTCTTCAACGTTTTCAATCTGAATGTAATCCGGGCAAATAGCTTCAATGTACCGGAAAAGATGTTCAGCAAGTGTGCGACTATCAGCGTCCCGAGGTTGCCCACCTTTTGCTTTGGAGAAGTTCGTACATTCCAGGCTCGCCCAAAGAACGACCGCTGCACCCGGATATTGAGCCTTACATTTGGCAAGATGTTCAATTAGCGGGGAAAGTTCCAGCGTACGAATATCTTCCGTAAAATGCAATGCATCCGGATGATTGGCCGCATGGCTTGCAATGGCGTTGGCATCGTGATTGACGCAGGCTATTACTTTAGCACACTGTTTACCATCAATTCTTGCAGATTCCACTCCTGTCGAGGTTCCACCTGCTCCACAAAACAGGTCAATATATAATAAATTTATACTACTCATTTCTTTTCTTCAAATTTCTTTGATTATTGATTTCAGACATACACATGCGGCACCAAGAAGTCAATAAATGATATTCCTTACCTTTTCTCACTACTATACGATTGTAGAACCGGTTCAAGTAGAAGTAATTTCCGCAGTGTGTACATTTTTTCATCTCACGTCCTGAAGCATCTATAATACGATTGCGAGGTTTGCGATGAATAAGAGTACAGTTTTTACACTCACCATCAGTTCCACGATGCCGCCGGCAATGTGATAAGGATTTTGCCCCACATTTAGCAAACACCCTACAATCTCTACGAGGTATTGATTGATACACATTCATGGCTTCCTCGCATTCAAGAATTTATTTACTACACGAGAAAGTACATCCTCATTCTCTGGCATCAGCCATTCTTTCGCAACGTTCCAAGCAATACTCATAGTTGGATTGAAGTTATCCTTCCTGACAGTGTGGTGAGACAAACGCCCTTCAGTGGGTTTCAAATCCTTATCATGTAAGATACACAGTCCATTTTCGAAGAAAGCACAAAACTCTTTGCCGGAAACAGGTTGAATCATCGGAATAGCAATATTAATAACCCCTAAGAATATACCAGCAGCCCAGTTTGTCAGTGCTAACCTGTCGGCATAACCAGCATCTATAATTCGTTCAATATCATCAGGAGTACCTAAACATGGCGTATGACATTGTTGTTTACAAACACTGCATGAGCATTGTACAGGTACAC